CTAAATCAACTTCTTTTTCATCAGATACTTTATTACCTGTAGTATCTGGTATGTCCATATCATCTGGATATTCAAATACTATTTCTGTTTCTTTATCGTCAGCCATATATTACTCCTTGTTTGCGCTAATTAATAGCGTACTTGTTTTGTTTGCTGCGATTTTCATGAACTGGTAAAACTTGTAAATTTGCAAGTATATGTAGTCCTGAAACTAATTTTCCATTCAAAGGAATAATATGATCTACTTCAAATCCTTTAAATATCCTACAAAAATCATACATACCTTGTATTTCTGCTAGTTCACCTGCATTCATAAATATTTCGCAGTGATGCATTCTGCTTTGACGTCGCCTTACTCTGGCTATTTCTTTAGCTGAATTTTTTTCATAATACCGTTTACGAGTTATACTTACTTTATCCGGATTAGCCTTTTGCCATTCTACAACTTTAGCTTTATAATATTCGCGATTTTTCTCGTGGCATTTTTTTACCTTAGCATCACACGATTGTTTATTTTTATCATAATATCGTTTTTGAGCTGCACGAGTTTTATCTTTATTTTTTGCACGCCATTTTGCTAAATAAGCATTTCTAGCTTCTTTGGATTTGTAAGCCATATTAAGCTCTAGTATATCCTCTTGGATCTAAAACAACTCCTTCTACGCTATCATCATTTAGAATTCTGAATTCTCTTCCGTGTATTTTAAATCTAGTACCCGCGTATGCACGAGTCAAAATAAAATCACCTTCTTTACACCATGGACCCGTCGGAAATCTAACTTCGTCCTTGTAGCATAAATTACCCATCCGAATTACAAATAAAACTACAGTTGAGTGTTCTTCTATAGTTCTAGTTGAATCTGCTTTTACAATACCACCCTTATACGTTTCTGCTGCATCTGGGATAGCACATAAAATTTTATATCCTTTTGGTTCAGGTAACTGTAAACCCCGTTCTTCAATTGGAATGTCTTCTGCTTCTACACTGTCAACTGTTGGGATCTGAATTGGTCGACCATTTGCATCTACCAAATCTTTATTCATGGTTAAAATTTGATCACTCATCTGAGTTCTCCATCCTGTCTACGATGTCAGCAATAATGCCTTGTATCGTATCGCAAGCCCGTATATATCCGACAGCAGATTGGTAATGCGCATAATCTTTCGCAGCACCTTCAGCAATTGAACCTAATACTTCTTTGCGTCTTTCAGCTATCTTACTGATTAATAGCTCAAGCGTTGGGTCTATCATTTACTACTCCTTTGGTTGTGGTTTATTCTGTTCTTTTTGTATGTTTCTATCTTCTACTTTGTGTTTATGTTCCATAAGCCTATCAACTGCATTTATAGCGGTTTCTTTTTGCTTATGTCCGTGCTCTTGTTTTTTAAATTCAGCTTCCATACCAAGTCTAGCACCTTGTAACATTTGATCTCCCTCAAGTTTATTTTTGTCATGCGTTGTTTTAGATCCTATACGTATGCCTTCAATTCTTTCATGAGATGCAAGTTTTTCTTTTTCAAGTTCAAGACGTTGTTGCTCAATTTGAATATCTGCCTGAGTTTTTTGAGCTTTAATTTGCAAGTCTTGAGCTTTAAGTTGTAGTTCTTGTTGTTGCATTTGAACTATTGGGTCTTGTTGTTGTTGCTGAGCTTCTTGTTGTTGCATTTCTGATTGGTCTTTAGCTAACAATTTTTGCGCTGCTGCTGCAGTTAATCGTGATAACTCAACTTCAACATCTTCAGGTAAGTTTTCATCCGGATTAGGGAGTGGAACACCTAATTGTTCTTCTAATTGTTTTCTATACTCAAACGCAATGTGTTCGTTAATATGTGCCAACGCTGCAGCTTGAATTGTTTGTGCCATTGGGTTTTGACTCATCATTTGCATAAGTTTTGGGTCTTGCATTGCTGCCATATGAACAGATAGATGTGCTTGATGATCTTGGTAGATAAATGCTTTAACAGGTTTACCATTAATAATCGACATATTTTCTGATACAGGGTCTCTTGGTTTTTGATCTTCTGCATTAGGGATAAGTTTGCCAATATTTTTAACGCCAAGTACTTCTAGCATCTGACGATTTAATTCTACTTGGTCATAGATTTGTGGATTAGCTTGTGCCATCTGCATAACAGCTTGGTATTGCACCACTTTTTGCGACATTGTAGCTGCGTTAGGATCTGATACAGGAATAACTTCACAGCAATCATAATCAGATTGTTTAGCTTTTCTATCACCTATTTCAGGGTCGTAACTATATTCTTCTGGTGTGTAATCACGAATAATACCCGCTAATAATTTAAACTCTTGTTTCATTGCATAGTGAATACGCGCTTGTACAGCTGACATCACTTTGAGAGTTCGCTCGAGAATAGCTAACGTTGTACCTACTGGTGAATTAGCAGACATATCAGATACTTTCATGTCCGCAGCTGAAGCAAAGCGTCTACCTTCTTCAACAATTTGATTCATTAATTGATTTAGTACTTGTGAAGGCTCTTTATATGGTAATGGTAAGATGTTATCTCTAATTGCACCTGATGGTACATCTACATCACGCCATTCACCTGGAGCAATGGGGGTGTCGTCGCCTTTAATGCGGAGACCGCGGGATTTCATCCCCCCTGGTAGGTTGCTCAATGTTCCTGCATCAACGAGTTGTCTTAAAATCATTGTGCCCGACTTAGCAAACGCTCCAATCAAGTGGATTAAACCAAAGCAGTAGAATCCGAATCCTGGTATGTAACCGTAGTGAACAAAGTGGTTACGTTTTAATTTCTTTTTATCGTCTGGATTCCAGTTACGTCTAATTGCTAGAACTGTGCCTGTACCTTTTTCAATAGTTACAATATAAGGTAATGCAATACCATCTTCACTATCACCATTTTCTAAATCTAAATTAACATGCATCTCAAGGATTTTAAATCTATCATCTTCTGACGGATTGAACCCTAATTTTTCTGCAATCTTTTTCTCAGCTTCATCAATGTCTAAGAACGGTTCACCTAAATCTACATCACGGTAAAATCCTGCAACTTGTAACTTACGAATTTCGTTTGGTGTTTTACGCATCACATGAGTTACACGTTCTGCTGTTTCTAAACTTGATGCACCATAGGGAACTACAATATCTTCAGCAGGAACATACATTGAAACTTGGCGTTCAAAGCTAGGATCATAATAAACTTTTTTAAACGCATTACCTGCAAGTCCAAGTCCCCATAACATTCTTTCGTGCTCTGGACGATACTCAGGCATCATGTCAGTCAACTGATAATTCATGTCATCTTTAACACGTTCAGCTGATTCTTCTTTATCTTTTGTTTGTTTACCGATAATTTGTGTTTTGACTGGGCCTGCAGCAGGAAATGTTTCCATCATAGTTTCTGCTTGGAACTTCACAAGTGCTTCTGTCATAAGTGGGTGATATACATTACATGCACCTGGCCATGGCTCTGTTCTATCTTCTACTTTAAGACCTAATAGTTCTAGACCATCAACATAAGTTGTTAACCAATCTTTTCTTGAAGCTACATCAGAATCGTACTCGCCAATAAGGTCTCCTATTAACTGAGTTAGTTCCCCTTCATTAAGCTCTTCTGCTAAGTTAGCATTGAACTCAGTATCATTTGTTTCTTTACCTGGTTCAATAGTAATTTCCATACTTCCATCATCAAGTGTTACACTGTCAGGGTTCTCAATCTCAATAGATAGCGCCGCATCTGCCATGGTAGGTTCTTTATCTAATCCTAATGGGGTTTGGTATAACCCTTTGTCTATATTGTCTGCCATAATTTATCCTTTATATTGCGTATAGTCTATTTTTAGAACTTTTAAACCCTGGTATATCTTCAGGTTCATCACTAGGTAGTCTAATAAACCCGCCTTGCCTAAATCTCATAAGTGCCATGGTTGTTGAGTCAACTTGGTCATCATTAGCTCCACTTGGGAAGTCATTACATTCTTCGATTACTTCTTGTGCCCATCGTCTATCGGGAGCCCATACTATACCAGATCTAAAGAGATCTGCCACGGAGTTAACTCTAGATATTTTATCTTGGCCTTTACCCGGCGTAAATTCTCCTAGCGGAACACCCATTCTTCTCATTTCTTGATAGAGGGCTGCACCGTTAGATTTCTTTTCTACTATGAATGCATCAGGTTCCCATTCTTTATACTCAGCTAAAACAAGTTCTTTAAGCTCAGGAAACTCTAATCGTTGCTTAATAGCATTTAGTAGTATTATATTATAGTTATTGGTTTCTTCGTTAAAAAATACGCCCCATGTTGTAAGAGAATTATAGTCAGCACGGTTATTAGTTTCTTGGGCCGCGTCTAATGACATAATAGTGAATTCACAATCAGGTGGATCTTCTTTTTGCCATATCTTCCACCACTCTCTTTTAATTAAAGCACCCTCTTCTGACACAGGGTTTTGCAAGTATTGAGCATTCCAGTACCGAATATCTAACGCAGCTTTTTTTGCCTGTAATTCTTCTAATGGCCAAAACTCAGGCCAAAGACTTCTTTCTGACTCTGTCCCTTCACCTAGTATGGCAGGGAATTCTACAACCTCCCACTCGTCTACTCCTTCTTGCTTAATCATCTGGTTCACAATCTGACCAGTCAAGTCAAGCTTAGACCACCGCGTCATTACTACAATGATCGCTCCACCAGGCATAAGACGCTGAATAGGACCAGACTGAAACCACTCCCAAGCCGGAAGAAAAACGTCCGAACGGCCCAACTTGGCGTCCTGTTCAGAGTGAGGGTCGTCAATAATAAACAAATCAGCGCCGCGACCAGCCAAAGCACCCCCAACACCGATAGCAAAGTACTCGCCGTTGAAATTAGTACCCCATCTACTTGCACTCTTACTATCCGCCTGTAACTCTACTTGTGGAAAAATGTCTTTATACGAATCTGCACCCACAAGGTTACGGACACGACGACCAAAATTAACTGCAAGATCAGCTGTATGAGATGCCATAATAACTTTTTTGTGTGGGAACTTACCCAAAAACCACGCTGGGGCAAGGTAAGATATAAGTTCTGACTTACCATGTCGGGGTGCAATATTGACGATAACCCTTTTCTTAACGCCATTCGCAATGTCTTCAAATATTTTAGCAAGCCGTCTATGATGTTCTCCTATGATGTATCCTGGATACACGTGTTGTATAAAATCTAAAAATGTTTCTTTACCTGATTTCTCGACAACCTTAGTCTTATAAGTTTTAAGAAGTCTTTGAAGTTTAACTTTGTCCTTTGGATCTGCTACTTGGAAAAGTTTTTGTAATTCTTCAATGTCCTCACTCGTCAGTTTCGGTTTTGTCTCTGTCATCTTCTATAACTTCTGCGTCTATTGTTTCAGCGGGTGCTTTTAATAACGCTTTTTGTTTTAGTTCACTAAGCATCGCGAGAAGTTCTTTTTCTACTTCTTCCATCGTCTCAATTTTATGTGTAATTTCTGTCTTCTTCTTAAATGCATCGACACCATCTACTTCACCAATTGATCTTAGTGCTGTAATTTGTTCTTTTGCATTGTCTGAGTTCTCAACGATGTCAACTAATTTATTTACCACGTATAACTTTAAATCAGCTAGGTCTTTTACGATCATGTGGTTCATCGAACCTACCATACCTGCTAAGAATGCTATGGTTGTATTAGGATATATGCTGTAGTCTTGCTTTTTAGCTGGGTTTTCTACCATGTCTTTTGCAAGTTTCTCTGCATCATGCATATCTTTTGCGTCTGGTGCAATTTGTTCACCTGTTATATCACTAATTTCTTTAATTGTTTGCGCACGTAGCAAAACTTCGTCCTCCGACGTCATTTCTGGTAGTGCTTCTTTAGAATTCTTGGGTATAGGCACGTTTTCCTCTATGTATGGCATGAGGATTGCGTTAAAATCTACGGTATCTTCTTGATTTTCTTGGGTATTTACGTCTATCATGTGTCGCTGATTACACCTTTGGTTATTTTTTGCAGCAATGGAAGTAATATATAGATATTTTAGTGTCTTTGCAAGTATATTTTAGTATAATAGTTCTATGAAAGACTTATTTACAATCGGTGTTGCAGCTATTATGCTCTGGTGGGTTGCTGTTTGGCCTATACCTGGTCTTACATCATGACTCACACTACGTTAACTAAAAAGAACTTAGAGATCCTATACAACATGGCGTGCCAGATGGCACCTTTCAATAAACTCCCTATGCCTAAGTCTTCTAAAGTTAAGTTCAAAGTCATTAAGAACCCAGATATATACGGTTGTTTTGACGAAGAAGAAATGGAAATACAAATCAGTTCTAATGCATGTGGGCACTTCACAACTATCTTTCAAACTTTGCTTCACGAAATGGTACACCTAGCTCTCTATGTTCGGGGCGACGATGACTTCCATTTACATGGTGAAAAATTCCTTCGTATTAAAAACGTCTACTCCGAGTTATACAACTTTGATCCTAAAGCCATTTAGTTTTCATTCGTTTTACCTTTTCTTTAGTATTGAATGAAACTTTACTAACTAAACTCCCAGCTTTTTTGCAAAATATTTTTTTGATATCCCTTTGTTTTTCATAGGGGGTACTTTCTGATATTTGAGTTTTATATTGGTCGTTTGAGTAAAGCTTAGTGTAAGAGATAAAAAATAATTCCTTACAAAATTTTTGGGGGGTCGGGGTACGGTGGGTCCGGCCAACTGGCCATATTACCTATTTTGGGGCTTTTCAGGCCTAAATGTAACGTTTTACTTGACTATTATCATCACTTTGGTATCCTAAATGAATCGCAACTGACCGCGATATTATAATCAACCTATAAGGAGAAATACATGAAAGCAATGCAATTAAATACAATGTTACACAACGGCGCGCAAGTGATAGCGTTCTTCGAGGGCCCAGGTAACGAGGGCATCGTGTTAGCACGACGTGACCATGAGCTTCATCCATATGTAACATGGGCTTATGATCCAGGTAACAGTGAGTCCACAACCTGGGGTCATTACTATGAACATTACACAGAAGCCTGGGAAGACTTCATTGCTCGAGTAGAGCGCACCAAGTAACACAGCCGGGAGGCTTCGGCCTCCCTCTTTTAATTTAAGGAGAACATTATGGAATTAGTAACAGCACACTCAATCGAGATGTACCGCATGTCAGTGATACGATCAGCATTAAAGCTCTACATGAAGACTGGAATGAAAGCCAATTCAATGTACACGCCAAGCAATATGTTAGCGGCTATCAGTAAGAAATCAGGTAAGGCTTATAAGAAAAGTAAACAAGGTTATGCTGAGGCCTTCGAGGATGTATCCAACTGGCTTGCGATGCATCGTACTGTTAACCCTGAGGAGATCCCACTATGATCTACGATCACTATTTTGATGGACGTAAACCAAGTAAGATCCAAGTCATACAATGTATCAAGAGAGGCCTGTCACAGGGCTTCTCTCAGTTCGAGATATCCTGGGGAGAAAACTGGGTAACCCTGGAGAAGGGTCGAGCTGGGCCTAACATATGGCATGGCCACGGATGGATCAAGAACATATCGGGTTCGGACTTGGCTGACCAGTTTAACAAGGAGGGAGCTTAGTATGGAATATTTATATCGAGTGTACGTCGACGGGGATCCGAAGACTGATTTTGTATCACACACTGAGGCTCAGAATTATTGTTATGATAATCCGGATGCTGGAATTAACATAATCATAAAAGAGTTTGCAGTGGGTCATATTAGTATGAGTGAAACTGGGAGAGGAGCTTAGGCTCCCCTTCCTTAGGGGAGGGAACAGGTATCAAGGCCATGCGCTCATTTTGTTTTTGGTGCGCTTCAATTAGTAAAATAAAGCTTTACAATATAATCAAATTATAGTATTTTAATCAATGTAACATTCTATTAATTAACAGGGAGTATTTAACATGAGTATAGCTCAAACAATAACCGATTCAATTATTAAACAGTTAGAGGCTGGTACTGCACCATGGGTTCGGCCTTGGCATAGCAACGGCATCGATGCACCTTACAATCCAATAGCTAAACGGTATTATAACGGCATTAATTTCATTCAATTATCTATGATGCCAGCTGGAACCAATTACTGGTGCACATATAAGCAAGCGCAGAGCGTAGGCGCGCAAGTTAAAAAGGGTTCGAAAGGTATACAGGTTGTTTACTTCAGTCCGCTGGAAGTAAAAGACAGCGCTTCAGATGAGATTAAAAAAATACCGATGTTAAAAACTTACACTGTATTTAATGCAGATCAGATTGAAGGCCTTGAATTACCAGCATCGAATGAAGAGCGCACCGAGATTGAAACCATTGAATCATGCGAGGCTTTTATCAATAATCAAAAAGCTAAGATTTCATTCGGAGGCAGTCGCGCATTCTATGCACCTTCAATTGATGCAATTCAATTACCAGAAAAGAATCAATTCAAATCAACCGCGGATTATTATGCAACGGCCTTGCATGAGTTAGCACACTGGACTGGCCACGAATCACGATTGAATAGGTCATTCGGTAAACGATTCGGAAATCAAGCTTATGCCTTTGAAGAGCTAGTCGCAGAATTAGGTTCGGCCATGCTATGCGCGCATTTAAAAATAGATGGCCAATTACAACATGCTAACTATATTGCAAGCTGGTTAGAAGTATTAAAAAACGATTCTAAGAACATTCTTAAAGCTGGGGCCTTAGCTCAGAAGATTCTAGATTTTACAACGAGGGAGGCTTAGGCCTTCCTTTGGGAGGGAACAGGTATCATTGCCATTCGCTCATTTAAGTTTCAATCCCGTTACTTTACAAACTCATACGATTCAGGTATGATTAAAATTCATTTACCAATAAGGATGCTATATGCAAACAATTAAAATTTACACAAGAAAACAAGCTCAGGATCTAGCGGGCTCAGTTACAAAAACCTCTAAAATGCCTTCCGATAGCTATTCATTACCGGCTCAAGAATGTATAACCGGATCAAAGTTAGTTAACGTGAAGGGCTCAGTATGCGAAGGATGTTACGCGTTAAAAGGTAATTACAAGCGCTATGCTAAGACAATCCAGCCGGCTCAGTATAAGCGCCTTGAATCTATTAAAAGCCCGTTATGGGTTGAGTCCATGATTAAGTTGATAGGTAATAAGCCGTTTTTCCGTTGGCATGATTCAGGTGACCTTCAAAGCGTTGACCACCTAGCAAAAATAGCTACCATTGCGCGCCACTTAGTAAATACCACGTTTTGGCTACCCACGCGCGAGTATGACATTGTAAAAGACTATTTAAAAACCGAGTCAATCCCAGTTAACTTAGTTATACGACTTTCCGCCATGTTTAAAGATCAGCCGGCTAAGTTACCACAAAGCTTGAAGGGGTACGCTAATATCTTAACCTCGACAGTACACGATCAAACCGAGTTAACAGGGTTTAAATGCGTAGCACCTAGTCAAGGCGGTAAATGCGGTTCATGCCGTGCATGCTGGGATAATACAGTTACCAATGTTAGTTACAAAGCCCACTAAGTTCTATCCGGTAACACCTAGCCAAGCCCTCTTCGGAGGGCTTTTTGCTTTTTACTTAGTTGACCAATTTAGTCAGGTATTCATTTTAGGGGGGATCAAACGCCACGGGGTAGGGAACAGGTATCATTGCCATACGCTCATCGGGGTTTTACCTAGTCCCACCGAGTTTTACTTTGTTGCCACGGGTAAGTGCTTGATTTTACTAGGTTATTGCTTGGTTTGTTGCCACTTTTTACCCATTTGTTGCCACTTTTTTTGCGTAAGTGCTTGATTTTATTGATTTGTTGCCATGTTGCCACTAAAAAAACAGGACATGGGGGGTAAAACTTGGAAAACTTGGTGGGGATTCGTCCAACCGCGCAAGTGCATTTTCCAACCCATTCATACTCTTTTTTTAGTGGCGACTGGCAACAATGCACAAAAAATAAGCATTAATAATAATAATATAATATATTATATATATATAAAACAAGCACTTACAAGCATTCTCAATCTTTCAAAACCAAGTATTTCGTAGCCATTCGTAAAGTGACCAAGTGGCAACAATGGCAACATGAATATAATCAAGCACTTACGAGGTAAAACCACGCAAAACACCAAAATGAGTGGCAACAAATAGGCAAAATCACAAAAAACGGCGACAAACATAGTAGGCAAGTGGAGGGGATTAGAATGATTTAGTTAGTAAAATAATACTTGACATAAGATACAAAGAAGAGGATAGTAAACACATCGCGAAACACAAAGCGATATATCAATTAACCCTATAAGGAGTAAGGAAATGACAAAGATTCAATTAGTAGGCATCAGCAACATGGGCAACAATTTAAACGCAGTTGTTCATATCAACAACAACGAAAGTCTATTAAATTTTAAGATAGATGAGTTAAGCCGAGAATCACAAGACAAGATTCTAGCTATACTAACAGACCACCTAGATGGTCTAGGCATCACCGAGTTAACTAACAAACTAACGGAGGCAGTATGAAAAAGTTTTGGGTAGTTGAATTAGAAAAGAACGTGACCATAAACATAGCTATACCAAAAGAAGATGGCATTACAGAGGAAACTGCTATTGCATTGGCATTTGAGGATTTAAACCACGAAGACAAAAAGAATTACGAATTTAAAAACATATGGGAGGAAAGTCATGACTAAAGAACTAAACTTTTTTGCAGAGATTGACCGAGTCACACGAGAACTATACAAGGAAGAGAACGAGGCAAAGCCACTAGGTAATTACTCGGTATGGGTCGGTGGTTGCGAAGAGCATACATATCTAACCTATGCGCAAGCGCTTGCCCTCAAGAATGAATACCTAGAAGACGGGTATGACGATGTTGAAATTGATACTTACGAGGAGGATACAAAATGAGCAAGAGAAAAACAGAAGAATATGTAGTAGAAGTAAGTGGTGTCTTTGAGAGTAGTGGTGATTGGATAGACGATATTACAGAGGCACTAAATGACA